TTCCCTACACGACGCTCTTCCGATCTCTGGCTTTGACCACCATGTTTTCTCTCTCTCCCACGTTTCCAAAGGTTAAAACGTTCCATGCCAACAGATAAGAAACCCAAAAAGAAGGCCACCCAAAAGAAATTAACCCAAGGCCAAAGGGAACGTATAGTCCAGCTGCACAACGAGGGGTGGAAGCAAAAAGACATTGCCAAGGAAATGGGATGTTCTATCCCCAACATTTCTTACACGTTGAAACGAGCCAAGGAAAAACCAATACATGAAAAGAAGTTGGAACAAAGCCGTGAACGCCAAAAGGTTCATAGCGGGAAGCAACCCTATAACCTTGACCCCATAGATTTCCGGATTGGGAAGTTGTTAGAGATTGAATCGGACATCCAATTCGCACGTGATGAGAAAGTTATTCACACCTTGGGTTCCCTTCACAAATTGCATTTGTCATTACATGAGGAACTGAGAACATTCGTGGAAGCCCAAAAGGAAAACATGGGCACGAATCCAGAGGAATTAACCGCCCAAATTGTGGACGCCATCCAAGGGTTGCCACCATTATTGAAGAAGCAAGTGATGGATGAACTACAAGCCGACCCCACCAACATTGTTCGGTTCAAAACATCATGATTGATTTATTGAAAGCAGCTAAGGCAGCGTTTGAACTTAGGGAGATTGCCGACAATGCACCCTTGGATTTTTTCCGCCCAAGTATTCCCCAACGCCAAGTTTTGGAAGCCACGGAACCCATTGTTCTTTTCCGAGCGGGAAACCAGTTGGGGAAAACTTATGTGGGGGCTGCGGAATGTTTATACATGATGAAAGGGCATAGCCCATACAAGGACTTATCCCACATAAAGCCACCCATAACGGTTTGGGCAATTGTGCATAGTTGGGAACAAAGTAAGATTATCCAACAAAAGATTCATTCCCTTATTGGAAAGAATGAATATGCAGAGGATTCCCCAGATTTCCAAGAAGGTAGGGGTTATCGTGCCAAGAACCCTTGGTTCAAGTTGAAAAACGGTTCCATGCTATATTTCAAAACAGCAAACCAAGGGACATTGGGGGCTGCCAGTGGTACGATTGATTTTTGCTGGGTAGACGAACCATGTCCACAAACCTTGTTTGGAGAGTTGGCAGCTCGACTATTACGGAAACGTGGGAGAATGTTAATTACCATGACACCCATAGGTGGTGGGGATTTGACTTGGCTCAAACGTCTAACGGAAAGCAAACCCCCAAGGGTTAGGGATATACATGCAGCCCTAACCGTGGAAAACACAACCCCCATGGATATAGATGGAACATTATTGGAACCTCTATTGACCCAAGCCGATATAGATAGAATTGCTGATACATATCTTTCGATTGATAGGGCGGCTCGTTTAGAAGGAAGTTGGGATGTGGGGGTTCCCCTAGATGGAAGAATCTTTGAACATTTTGGGGAAAACCATATTTCCGATGCACCCTGCCCCACGGGTGAATACCATTTTTCCATTGGCATAGACCATGGACACCACCCAAATTCCCAATGTGCTGTTTTGGTTGCCATATCAAAAGATGATAAATCCATCTATGTTTTGGATGAGTATTTCGCAGCTGGTGGGGAAAAGCAAGAAGGCACGGCAAGAAGGCACGCACGAGCTATTATTGCCATGATACGAAGGAATGGTTTGGAACCCTTACAGATTGATAGATGGACGGGTGATAGACCCCATGGTGGTGGGAAACATGGTGGGAGAATGTCTAATGCTTTATTGCGTTCAGCGTTGGAACATGTTTTGGATTATCCCCAAGGGTTATGTCCCTTCCGAATCAACACGGCACACAAACCCAGATGGTCCGTATATTATGGGTGCCAACTTATCCACGAAGCCCAAGTCCAAGGACGGTTCCAAGTTCATCCCAAATGTAAACGGGTTATCCGGTCCCTTACTTCATGGACATTGAAAAAAAGTGGTGGTATGGATAGACTATCGGAATGGAAACATGCCATTGATGCCCTCAGATATGCCGTGGTTCCCATATTAGATGCCAAGTATTCTGCACCCAAATTTTCCAAAATACCTATTACGAGGAAATGAAATATGTATACATTACCCCCAAAGCCACCATTCATGGACAAGGCGACCAATGACAGAACGGAAACCACGGCACGAAGAAGGCGATTATTAGAAGGCAATTGGGCACCCGATTTGGAGGACTTTTTAACGGATACCGTGGCCATTGATAGACGCCAAATTTGGGGAAGCTTGGACACGAGTTCCAACGTATTCAAACAAGGTTGTGAAGCATTGGCGGTTCTCTATTCCAGAAAGCCAACCGTGGGAATAAGACGTGATTTAGCCCCCAGTGCTTTCCCATATATTGGCCCCAATGGAACGTTGGAAAAATCCCAATACTTTGGAATGATGAGTTCCGTCCAAATGAAAATGATTGGATTACGTGAAATGCTGATGAGGGTGGACATATCCGATTCCAATGAAATCATGTTCCGTCCAGTAACCCCAGATATGGTTTGGGCTAGTGCCCCAACTGGGGACCCCACGAAATGCACCCAGCTTATGGAATATAGGATTCGTGTGAATGAAACCAATGGGGATATGTTTTGGACGGTTGACCATTACGATATCAGCGACAAAAGCAACCCCAAATATATGGTTCATCTTGTGGATAAAGATGGAACCATTGGGGAAGATGTTTCCGAAGTTTTCCTTGGTGGAAACATGAGTGGTTCCAACTATCCCTATCGAGATTCCCAAGGGGTTCCATTCATGCCATGGGTGTTCTATCATGCCAACATGACAGGAAAGCTATTTTCACCCTATGAGTTATCCGAAGTGGTGAGTGGTTCCATGGTAGCGGCTACCTATTACACCTTTTTGAAACACCTAATGTTTGATAACTCGTTTCCTCAACGATACACGGCTTCCCTTCAATTGGCAGGATTATCAGCACAGGACATTGGGATGGCTTCCCAACGAATGGCCATTAATGCGGACCCAAGTTCCATTCTTTGTTTTACTGCCGACCCAGATTCCACCACCCAACCTTTGATAGGACAATTCGCCGCGGGTATGAGTGACCCTAGCGTGATGTTGGGGGCCATTGTTACATATGAACGTAGATTGGCAACCCAAATGGGCATTGACCCTGCCAGCGTCCAAAAGGTATCTTCCGACCCACGAAGTGGTTATTCCATTGCAATGTCCAAGGAATCCATAAGAGAAGCCCAACAAAAGTATGAAGAAACCATGAGGTATTCCGATTTGGAAGCCATCCAAAAAGGGGCAATGGTTTCCAATGCCATTTTGGGGACCAACTATCCCACGGAAGGGTATATAATAAACTATGAATCCATCGAATTAAGCGAGATGGAACGGAAGGCCCAACGTGAAAACATCATAGCCCTAATGGAAAAGAATCTATTAGGCCCTATTGATGCCATGTTCCAACTTTATCCGGAAATCACCACGGAAGAGGAAGCCATCCAAAAGTTACGAAACATTCGACAACAAAAAATTGAATTTGCATAATAAGGAGTATTGAACCATGAAAACAATAACCCACGAAGGGAAAGAATATATCTTGAAAGAAGAGGTGGATGGAATCGTTCGTGAACGTCTATCCAAAGTAACCGAAGCCAAAAGACAAGCGGAAAGCCGTGCCAATATATTGGAATCCCAACTTAGTGAAATGGAATCCAAGGTGAAAAACACGGACGCGATGGCCTCCCAACTTGCCCAACTCCAAGATGAACTTCTATTGTCCAACCAAAAATATGAACGTCATTCCGCAATTGCCAACCATGGGATAACGGACCCAGATATAAGAGATTTGGTAGAATGGCAATTTTCCAAGGCCATGGAAGGGGTTCCCAAAAAGGATAAGGTTTCCTTGGGTTCATGGTTGGAATCCATCAAAGAAGGTGGCAACGTTCCGGTGGTTTTGAAACCATATTTTGGGCAGGCTTCCCAAGCTGCTGAAGCTTCCCAAACTTCGGAAGTTCCCCAAGCTTCCCAACCTACAATGGAACCAAGTTCCACCCCTGCCCAACTTTCCCAACTTGCCCAAATGCAACGTCCCACAAGTAACCAAGGGGTCCAACCCGTTTCCGACCATGCCACCAATGGGGACATGATGAAACGTGCAAATGATTACGAGTTCTTCAAAGCCAATAGGCAGGAAATCAAAAAACGTTATTATGCCCAACGCCAAAAAGGTAGAACATGAGGATAAAAAACTTCACTGCCTATTATGTCAATGGTGATTTATATATCAGAAAGGGGAAGCCCAATGCCAAAACACGCCAAAAAATCATCCCAGTTATCCAAGAAAATCCAAAAGATAAGGAAAGAAGGGAAACCCTTAAAACAAGCGGTTGCAATTGCCTTGTCTATGGTTGGGAAGAACTTGACGAAACCACCCAAACGAAATTACCGTTCCACAACTAACAAACGAAAATCCAAACGATAGGAGATAACATGGCCACAGATTTGACAACGCTCAATTGGGAAAATGGGGGTGCCGTCTATAAGGCTGCATCAGTAGGAACCACCAACTTGGAAATATCCATCCCAAAGTGGTGTAAACTGGTTACCGTCCAAGCCAAATCCCAAGCAATATACTTTTCATATGAGGGAGCCGACACAGCGGCCCCAACTGCCAACGCGTTCCCCCAACCCGTGGATAGTATCATTCAATATAACCCCCAACAAACCAGTAAAGAGAGAAAGATATATCTTGCGTCCCAAACGGGAACGGCAAACGTGTATCTTATTTTCGAATAGAAATATGGATTGAACCATGGCAATTCCCATATACAACCCCAGTGGTGGAACCACGCAAATTGTTACGGATTTCACAAATACAAATAGTGTATCCATATCCCATTCTTTTTCTTTTATCCCACGGGTTACGATAGTAGACTCTAGTGGAAACCAGATAATGGGAGATATACAATTCTTCACGAATAGCCTAACGATTACGTTTGCGGTTCCCATTACCGGCAAGGTTTATCTTTCCTAACCACAACATTGGAGTAAACACCCATGCAATTTTTTAACCCTTCCGTTACCTTCAAAGGTACCGTTAAATGTGACAATGCCCCCAGCGATGATGCCGACCTTACGAGAAAACAGGACATTGCCGGCCTTTCTTACATTTCGAGTATCGCATCCGGTTCCCAAAGTATGCTTTCCGTGTCTAATGGTGAACTTTCGATTTCTTCATTGGCAATTACCGACGTTCATGTTGATAGTACCCAAACCAGTTTGGCCAACTTCGTAGCCAACGAGAGTACAGCAGCTGCAGCACTAAAAGAAGGCGACGTTCTTATTTTGACGGCCCCAAGTGATGGAACGGAAACATATATTGTTAGTGGTGCCAATGGTTCTTCCGTTTCCAACTATACCCAGATTGAAAGCCCATTGACGGCTGCCGAAGTAGGGAGCGTTCTAACCTCCGGTGATGGTATTTCCATCAATGCTTCAACCGCCCAAATCAGTGCAAACGTAGCCGCGGGAAGCGGACTTTCTTCAAGTGTTTCCAATGGCCAAATTACCTTTGCTTTGAATGCCAACACGGACGATATTTCCGAAGGTTCCGTGAATGAATACTTCACCCAAGCGCGTGCACGTGGGGCCATCCAAGCCGACCCAGCCACAGGAAACCTTCTTAGCTATCAAAGCCAAAGTGGTGATATGTTGGTGTCCACTTCTTCCGTCCAAGGTGTATTTAGCGCGGGAACTGGATTGGCTTATTCCAATGGACAGTTTTCACTTAGTGCGGATACCGATGATGTTTCCGAAGGTTCCGTGAATGTTTATTTCACCGATGCACGAGCACGTTTGGCCATTTCCGGCGGAACTGGCATTTCCTACAACAATTCCACAGGTGTCATTGATATTTCATTGACAGCAGGAACCGGAATTTCCATCACAGGTTCTTCTATTGCTTTGGACGCGGACACGGACGATATTTCCGAAGGTTCCGTGAATCAATACTTCACAGATTCACGCGCAAGAACTGCCATTTCCGTAGGAACGGCACCCGCCCAAGATGTGCAACTTTTGACATACAACAATTCCACAGGTGTGTTTGACGTTCTTCTTTCGGATGTATTCTCTCAGTTTTCTGGAACTGATGGAATAACCTTTGATGGTGGAACCATTTCGTTTTCCGGTGATACTGATGATGTTTCCGAGGGAGCCACAAACCAATACTTCACCCAAAGCCGTGCACGTGGCGCCATCCAAGCGGACCCAGCCACAGGAAATCTTCTTAGCTACCAAAGCCAAAGTGGTGATTTGTTGGTGTCCACTTCTTCCGTTCAAGGTGCATTTAGCGCGGGAACTGGTTTGGCCTATTCCAATGGACAGTTCTCACTTAGTGCGGATACTGATGATGTTTCCGAAGGTTCAACAAACCTTTATTATACAGATTCTCGAGTTCGTGCGGCTATTTCTGCAGGAAGCCAAAGTGATGAACTTATATCTTATGATAGCGCAAATGGTTCTTTCTCATTGCGACTTCAGGACCTCCGTTATGAAGCCACAGTAACCCTAACCGCAAATGTTGGTTCAACCATTACCCACAACCTTGGGAAACAATTGGTTCATGTTACAGCTATGGACGGAAACGGGGATAAAGTAGAACTTGACGTTTCATATTCGTCAACTAGTGCATTAGTGGTTACTAGTGCCGTGGGTGTTTCTGTTACTATTGCAGTATCTCTATAGTATTGTTTTTTCCTCCTAGGGTGGTTCATGTGTGTTTTACATGTTCCACCCTTTTTTCATAGGTGCTTTATGGTGGAAGTTATTATTGGTGTGGTTTGTTTCATTGTGGGGGGTGCCATTGGTTTTGGAGTCACCAAGGCCACGGAAAAGAAAGAAGAACCCGTGGTGGTGGTTCCCATTGACCCAGTGGCCAAGGAGCTGGGGAAGTTAGATGTGGTTCAACCCATTTGTCATCCGGATTTCGTAAAGGAAAAAGGTGATGGGCTTTGTAAGTTCCTTATGTGTGTCACCCAAACGAATAGTGCCACGGGGGAAACCTCTGGACAAACGTGTGATAACATTTCGAACGTTGAGAACAAAAAGGCCATTATTTCATTTTGTGGGGACCGATTCAAAGAGAAGGATGACTTTGATAATTGCGTCGATGTGTTCTTCAAACGTGGTTCTTAAAAGTTATCCACAGGTTTTCCACAGGTTTTCCACAGGCTATGAATAACTTGTGGAAAAAGTTATTCACAGGTTTTCCACAGGCTATGAATAACTTGTGGAAAAAGTTATTCACAGGTTTTCCACAGCCTATGAATAACTTGTGGAAAAAGTTATTCACAAGTTATACACAGCCTATGAATAACTTGGTATAATACAAAATGTGGTAGGGTCGCACCCGTTATCAGCGCAACCCACGAACCAACTTTTTTTTATAGGATAATAAAATGGCTACAATTGATTTTAGTGCTTTGAACACTGGCGGAATGCGAATGGACCTCATGATTGAAAATGAAGTTCGTGCCCTACTCTATGATGGTGCATCTATTCGTAATTCAGGCGCTCTTCTTTTTGCTGGGGACATTGCAGGAATGGGAAGTGACACCATTTCCATGCGTTATGCCAGCTTGGACGGTTACACGGCAATGGCAGATGTTTCCGATGGAACCGAAATTACATCTTCAAACCTTTCTTATGCAACGGCTGATATTGCAGTTGGAAGAATCGGATTGCGTTATGATTTAACAGACTTGGCAGCGATGACCAAATTGGGAAATGACATTGACGTTTTCCGACTTGCTGAATCCATGGCAGGTGCTTTTGAATCTAAATTCATGTCTATCGTTTGTGCTCTCTTTGGTTCATTCTCTGATTCCGTTGGAACCTCAGGTGTGGACATGAGCGTGGATGACTTCATGGATGCAATTTTCAAACTTGAGATTGCGAACAACCCATCCCAACTTTTTGCAGTTCTTCATCCACGTCAAATTGCAGACCTCCAAGCGTCCATTCGTAATGAAACTGCGAATGCCATTGCGTTCAACCCTGCCCAACATGACCTTGTTTCCGTAGTTGGACAAGGCCTCGTTGGTGATTTCCTTGGCGTCCAGATTCACAAAAGTGATAAGGTAGCCGAAAATGCAGGAAACAAAGAAGGCGCGATGTTTTCAGCTGGTGCCATTGCTTACGCTTTGGGAACTCCTCTCCCATTGGCTGCAGCGGGTGGCGAGATTCGCCCAGCGGGAACCCCTGTTTTGGTTGAACTCGAGCGTGATTCCGCTTATTCACTTACTAAGGTAGTGGGTAGCGGTTATTGCGGAGCTGCCATTGCTGAAGATGCACGTGGTATTCTCATTTCTACCGATGCATAACAATGTATTTTGGGTGGTTTGGGGGCTGGTTTCATGGTTCCCAACCCCCTAACCTTTGGGGGTGTGTTCGAACGCACCCCACCATTTTCAAACCATGAACCTAGGAACGAACCATGACAAACCAACCTTGGACCGGAAAAGAAGTCCAGCAAAACACGGGATTGCCAATATATCCCAACAAACCATTTTGGTATATGCACCATCCCAACACATGTTGGGAATTCGTAGAATATAAGGACCGGTGGTTATTCCTTCCCACCTTCCGACGTTTGTGGGAATGGGCAGGTGTGAACAATGTCCGACTTATTCCCAGAGGTGGAACGGATTCCACCATGGCACGGGTCAAAATGATGGATAATGGATTCCAAATTTTGGATTTGGAAATAGGGTATCAAACCCGTTTCCCAACAAAGTTTGGGGGCTATTATTATGCCAGTATATGGGAAACACCCAAAGTTTTGGGAAATAAGGTCATGTGGAACCAAGATAAGGAAGGGTTCAACCATTGGAGGGAAGAGCTTTTGAATGATGGGGTGATAAGCCCCCCTGATTTCCAAATCTTGGAATTCTTTGTGGATATGCAAGAAAAGAGAATAGCAAGAAACGAGGGAAAGAACCTAACCCCAAGAATACAAAAGATGTATGATTTTGAGGTTATGAAACTGGATTACATGAGAAAGTATATCGAACAAGGTGGTCCCGTCTATCTAGATGGAAAAGAACCCAAGGAAAAGAAGGGGAAGCGTAGTGTCTGATAAACGGGAAGCATTTGAACGAATGGTAGGAAGAATTGTTTCCTCATCAAAGGGGAAAACAACCGAACGGGAAGCCCGAAAATTGGCGGAACGTATTGCAACACGTCATGACCACAAAAGTGGGAAATAGGAGATTTCGAAATGGCAAATTACAACGGAAAAGGGGCTTTTGTACTGCCTCGACAATTACGATTAAAACACGGCGTTAATGTTGAAACATTGGCAAATGATAAGACCTTGGACAAGGGTTCTTCAATGGTACAAATTCTTGACCCAGATGGGGTTACAAGAGTTGTGAACCTGCCAGCTCTCCAAGATGGTATGGTGTTTTGGATTGCCAATAATGGGACCGGTGGAACCGACAACCTAACGGTAACCCTTCCAGATGCTTCCACCATTACCGTGGCCAATGACGAAGGTCTAATGGTAGCTTGCGACGGTTCCCAATGGTATAAGGTTATCTTGGCATAATGGCACTTCTTTCCGATTATTACGCTCCACGGATAAGGGTTCCCCAAATGTTTCAACGAGGGAAAACCCAAACCAGTGAATTGGCTATTTACCGTAATGGTGGGATTGTCACCCCAACGAGTGCAACATATCAATTGTTGAACGAAGATGGGAGCGACATCATATCCACCACCACGGCGAATATAGTTGGTTCCAAATGCCAATACACCATAAACGCTTCTAGTTTTCCCACGTCCATGTCCCTAAGCGATGGGCTATACGAACTTTGGGAAGTCGAGATTGAAGGGGTGGATTACACCTTTCAACGTCCCGCGTTTTTGTGTATTCGTCCATTATATCCCGTGGTGAGTGATATAGATTTGGAATCCAGTTATTCCGATTTGGCCAACCTGCTTCCCTCATCTTATACCGATGGGTGGCAACGTTACATTGACGAAGCATGGATTCGAATCATTGAAAGATTGCGTTCATTGGGGAACCTTCCCTATCTTATCACCGACCCCCAAGCCCTAAGGGCTTCCCACTTGGAACTTTCATTGGCTCTTATTTGGAGAAACATGCATAGTTCCCTTGGACAGTCCAATGGGCGTTATCTCGATTTGTACAACCTTCACATCAAAAGTTACGAGTATTCATTCAAACAATGCTCGTTCCGTTATGATTTGGGGGAACAAGGGCGAGCTGAGGAAGTCGATAAGAGAAGGGCAGCGTATCCAATGATAACCACTTCCAACCCACCTTCACGTTTTCATAGCCTAAAATATAGGCGTTTCTAATGTCCACCATCAAACTATCCACCATTCGTTCACGAGTAGCCACCGCCATCCAAGCCCTTGGGGGAATGAACCTAAGCCCATTGCCATATGAAGCATTTGGAAGAACCACCAATAGCATAGCCCACAAAGCTTTTGCGGTTGGAATAGGTGGTTCCAATGCTAATGATGATAGGCAACGTTCTTTGGAAGGGGCCATGTGTGAAACGGATTTGAATGTGGTAATGGCCTATAGGATTCGTCCATTGGACCAATTGCCAGATGTGGATGGCGGTTTGGATTTGGAAAACGATATAATAAAGGCCTTATTGGATAGAACGGATTCCAACCTATATCCAAACCTTCATATCAAGTTTGTATCCTCATCACGTCAATTAACCGATAGTGGTGAATACATGCTTTCCACCCTAAGTTTTGATTGCTTACATTTTATTCCATTACAATAGGAGATTCCCATGGCAGAATCAACGGTAGTAGCGGTTCCAAGAGATGGAACCATCACAATAACAAACGGCGACGCCACCACATATACAGTTGCTTACGAGAATGGTGACATGTCTTTCAACCTTGATAAGGCAGAAAGAATTGTGATTTATGACAGAGCCACAATTGTGGGGCTTCGTGCAGGAAATGACCCAGTGCCAAGCATTTCATTTTCTTGTCATCTTCGAGAATTGACCAATAGTACATCAGATTCCATTTTGGATTTCGTATATCAAACCGGAAATTCTTCAGCTGCTTCATCCACAGGTGGAACCGGCTTTGAACAATTCTTGGTAACGGTTGAATTCCAAGCCAACATGAGTTCCCTAAGCGGTTCCAATACCAAGGCCACCTTTGAAAAGGTTCTTCTAACGGCTGCCGTTTCCGAAGGTTCCCCAGATTCAATTGCATTCACTGGGGAAGTGTACGGAGCGATAACACGAGCCGAGGTATAACCCAATGGAAGGAACCATGAAAAAAACCATTGGGAATTATGAATGGGCTTTTGCTATGCCTAAGTCAATGTGTGCGGTTTGGGATGTGTTTTACATGATAAGCACGAACCCAAATCGTGCCCAACTTGGACGTTTATTCGCTTCTATCATTGGCATTATGTTACAAGGGCAGGGAAACCCCCGATATAGCCTACAAGATTGTGACGTTTTGGCCTATGGTGGGAGAATGCAAGATTGGCTTAGTTCCAAAGGGGTTTCCCCCATATCCGTGTTGAATTTGGGTACCCAGCTTTTCAATGAACTATCGGAACATATTGCAACGGAACAACAGGTGAAAAACGCGGAAAATTTTTCCACAAGCCGGCTGGGGGAATAGTCCGGACCGGCTACACCATTTCTCGTTTTTGGGGAAGGGAACCCACGTGGTTCTTTTCCCTTGATAGCAATACCCAAGCGGAACTGATTGCAGATTACAAACTAGCCCACACCAAAAAAGAAGAGATAGAAAAAGAGAAGAAAAAACTATCCCTTTCTCGTGTAAAGTTACAACATGAGAGATTTCTTAGACGTGGGGCGGAAAGATGGCAAGAAGAATAAGATATGGAAAGGGGAAGGGTTCCATTGAAATATCAGGAACCCAGCGTGATTTAATTGAAGCAGCATTGAGAGAAACCGCACCCCTAACCATGTATATTCTAGAAGGGGAAATAGATTCCCGTGTTGAGTATGCCAAGAAACATTGGATTGTCCGTGGGGATAGACAGGTGGAAACCCCTGATGGAAGGGTTCGAACCATAAAACAAGAATCCAAGCGTTCCATAGATAAATTTGAAACGGGAATCCGAATCCTAAGGGGTGGAACTCAGATTGAAGCCTTTTTTCGGAACGATGCACCCTACGCTTATTCCATGAAAGCGGCTAGTTATTCCGTTAGGGAAGATGGTTCCCCAAGTACGGTTCCAGAGGGGAAACTTGTAGCCCAAAGAACCATGTGGTTTCCCGCGGCCCATTCGGTTGACAAAGTGATAAAAAAATTGGCTGATGCCTATGTAAAAGAACAAAAGAAGGTGAAATAATGCCAGCTGATATAAACAAAACGATTGAGATTTCCTATCGTGCCAATGTTCAAAATTTGATAACTGGCATGCAGAAAACAGGACAAGTTAGTGAAAAGGAAGCCAAAAAAATAAGTGAATCCCTCAATAAGGCTTATGACAAGGCAACACGGGACGCGGAAAAGGCTGCCAAGAAACAAGAAGAGTCCATGAAAGATGTGGAAAAGGCTTCCAAATCTTTGGGGAAAACCCTTGGGAAATCCTTTGTGGGGATAACCGCGGCTATTGGAGCGGCTAGTGTGGCAGCGATGGCATTTGGGCAACACATAGCCGATATGTCCAACCAATTGGTGGACGCAAGTTCCAAAACGGGGGTGAATGTTGACACGTTGAATGGGCTTCGTTTGGCAGCGGAAGGGGCTGGATTATCGTTTGAAGATTTGGAAACGGGATTGATTCGACTTCCCCAAATGATGAATGAAGCAGCGGAAGGAAGTAAAACCGCCCAAGAAGCATTTGACAAGCTGGGAGTTCAAACCACGGAAACGGTGAATGGATTCCAAGAATTGAGAAGTGCAGATGATGTTTTGAAGGACGTTTTCCATTCATTGCAAGCCGTGGAAAGTGCCGAACAAAAAGCAGCATTGGCAGCGGAAATATTTGGCAGGAATGCCGGTCCCAAGTTTGTCCAAAGTGGGGCCATTGATAACTTGGAAAACTTTGTGGCATTGGCTGAAGAGTTTGGAGTTTCCACCGGTGCCAATATGCAGAAACAAATGGCAGATTTCCAACGTGTAACGGCTACGGCGATGAACGTGGCCACGGGTGAACTTCTCAGATTCTTGGACGTTTTGGCAGGAAAAGAAGCCGGCGCGGGTGGTGGATTGACTGATATCATTTTGGGAGCCACGGAAGCGATAATATATTTTGGTTCGATTTCATCAAACGTTTTCCAAGGTGTTTCCAAGGGATTTGGTGGATTCTTGGCAGCCCTTAATGTTGCCCTACAAAGTGTTGTGGGAAGCCAAGAAGATGTTGAACGAGCCCAGATTGTTTTGAATGAAACCATGGCCGAAGCTGCCAGTGCTTCCGAAACATTCTTTTCACCATTGCAGGAAGCGGAAAAGAGGTTGGATTCTTTCCGTTCAAAGTTCAAAGCCACCATGCAAGCCACGGGGGACGGTGGACAACCAAGGGGTGGAACCCGTGGTGGTGGTGGTGGAACGGGTTCCACAGGTGCTTCCAATGCCATAAACCAATTGGAACAAAGTGATAAGATTCTTGAAAACATCAATAAAGAGTTCGATAAGCATTATGAGGACCAATATAAGCGAACATTGGAACAACTCAGTGGAATGGAACTCATTGAAGCCCAACACAATAGAACATTGGCAGTTCTCCAAAAGCAAAAAATGGAAACTGAGGACATCATAAACAAAGAGATTGAACGGTTATTGGGATTGGAACAAACCGATGAAGTAGCTCAAAAGATAAGCGAACTAACCATGGCACGAATGGACCATGAACAACTCATCAAAGAACAAATGATGGAAGAGAATGAAAAATTCTTGAATGCCCAATTTGAACATGAGATTTCCAACATTGATGGGATTATGGAAGCGGAAGACGAAGCCCATCAAAAGAGAATGGAAAACACGGAAAAGGAACGTAAAGCCAAGGAACAACTATATCGTGACATTAGGGCAGGGATAGGAATGACGATTGACGGAATCAACGTGGCAGCGGATTTGGTGGATACGTTTGGAGAGAAGAACAAGAAGAACGCGGAATTGGCTTTCAATATACGAAAGGCCGCGGCTATTAGCCAAATTGCCATTGAAACGGCTATGAATTTGGTGGAAGTGTTTCCGAATCCTTTTCTTATGGCAGGGGCCGCGGCTTTGGGAATTGCCCAAGGTGCCATTGTGGCAGCTGA